AAACGAGTACCTTAAGAGAGTCTTCATTTAATTTGTTATAACCTACATAATACATTTTATATCTTCCTCTCAGTAAAGCTGACATAGCCCTCATTTATCTGCGTGTTGTCCATATAGCCTTCAAAAGCCCTAAGCGTGACTATTGTGGATAGGGTTATTGCACCTAAATTCATATTAATAGCACTGTGTTGTTGAACACCATGACCCTTCACATCGTGGGTAGTATTTCTAGAAGTTATTATTGTATTAGCCGATTCCCAATTATATGGGTGTAGATAAACTGTATCCCCGTCTGAGGGATAGCCAGACTTTTGATAAGTTAACATTGAAATTTCCGTCTTACCTGTAGAGGTGTTGTACATATATAGATTAAGTGTGGCTAAAGTACCTGTACCCGCAGAGTTGTCTGCAATACCACAGAAATCAGACAGGTACGGTGTTACATCACCGTCCACAGCGATTGTTACACTATATGCACTCCCAGATATACTTGTAGCTGTTCCTAAATTAAAAGGAGAGATTTGACTTTGCGGAACAGTCATAGCTACTTTCATATTAATATCGCCAGTATTAGTAGATTGACTAGTATTGTTGAACGACTTTATATCAAAAGTAGCTTCTACATTATGGGGACTGGTGTGACCGCCTACGTAAGTATTACTCCCAAACTGTGCTTCAGTAGTGCTGAGACCGTAAACACCTTTAATAAACAAAGCGTTTCTTTTAATGACCTTGTCTAATGTGTCTAACTTAATACCGTCTGCGGCTACGTCTCTACCGTCAACTGTGCCACCTAAGTGAACACCGCCAGCTAGGTAGAGGTCTTTGTAACGAACATCTGATTTACCTAAGTCAAGCTGATTGTCTCTGTTTTCTACGTCAGCAGGGTCAAAGGGAATAATTGCAAAATTAGCGTCATCATATTTTAATCCTGTTGTATTAGTGCCTATAAATAAATCACCATCTTTAGTACCAATAGACCCTACAGTTGAGCTGTCTTTGCGGAAGTCTATTAGTGTACCGTCATTTGTTTTCCTATTAAGCCTAACCGTGTCTTGGGCATCTGACGTAACGTACAGCTGACCATCAGATTGTATCTCAGTTCCTACTGAACCGAGTTGATTTGCAACAGTCTTGCCCACCAACAGGTTGCCTGATGAGTCTATGCGCATCTTCTCAGAATCACTAGGAGAAAAAGTTAAAAAGCTACCTGTCGCTGTACTACCCAAGTCTACCTTATGTAAACCCGCAGAATTTTCAGGCGAACCATGCGCTTCAAGATATCCGTTATTACTTGCCGCTGATAAAAATAGCCTTGCTGATGGATTAGGAGCGGCTTCATCATTATCATCAAACTGGTTGGTAACTGCTAAATCAAGATTACCATTAACACTACCCACAATATCTAAAGGAGAGGTTGGACTACTAGTACCTATACCTACTTTGCCGCTTACTACGATGTTGCCAGTAACGTCTGTGTCACCTTTTACAGTTAAAAGAGAAGAAGCATCTTTATCAACAGTTACACCCGCTGAGGTGCTAAGAGAATCATAATCCCCGTCTAAAACATCCTGTACAAAAGTACTGGTGATGTTGCTTTGATTATTAATAAGACTCTGATAAGTACTTGATTCAGCGGCTGTGTAGTTATTACCGACAAACAGAAGAATACTGTAAGCATCGGCTGAACTAAATTTATTATCTTGGTTAACATCAAAAGAATCTCTATACGCTCCAGAAGCGGTATAGTTTAACTCAGATGTTGAACCTGAACCTGAAGAAGGAGTTAAATAACTTTGCCAAGCGGCTAAGTCTTGGATGCTACGGCTAGTTGTCAAAAGGTCACTGGCAACGGGCTGTTTATTTACTATTAGCTTAGACTTTGCTGTTACATCACCAGTAAACGTAGCACCAGTTAACATAGCCGCCCCTGAGGCAGTTACATCGGCAGTTGTCACACTTGCATCAGTACCATCAGTACCGTCTGTTCCGTCTGTTCCATTAGTACCGTTAGTACCATTAGTACCGTTAGTACCATTAGTACCATCAGTGCCATCAGTGCCATTAGCACCTGTAGCACCTGTAGCACCTGTAGCACCTGTAGCACCTACAGCACCTGTAGCACCTACAGCACCTGTAGCACCTACAGCACCTCTAGGTATTGTTAAGCTTCCTGAGGCATGGTCGTAAGAAGCAGTAGTTCCTGCCGCTCCCGTTAATACAGACGCAAGGGGGCTTTCAGCATGAGCCACCAACTGTAAAATATCGCCAGCAGTAGCCCCAGTGTTTAAAACAATGGAAGTACCATTAGAAGCCTCAAAGTCATTAGCTGTCGTAGAGTCAACCTTTTCTACCAGCTTAACTCCGTTAAGGTATACATCTAAGCTGCCGACCTGATAAGTTACATCAAATGTTGTTTGACCTTCAGTTGCTATCACATGACCACGGTTGATAGCGTTAGCTACGGAAGAGGTTGCGATTTGCCAAGCTCTCACACCACCGTGTCCAGTTTTGTACACTTTCATAATGTTAAGTTGATTACCAATGTCAAACCATAGATCACCCAAAGAGGGTGTTGGTGTTGTGGGTTCAGTTGCAGAAGCCCCATAATATCTAGCGTTGTAATCACCAGCAATTCTATCTGCTTTATCAAGGGCTTCCTGAGCCATGAAGAATACTTGGTTAGAGTCTTTATCTAAGGTAGCTGCCGTAAGCATAGAGCCAGCAGTATAGTCAACCTCTCTAGCTGCTGACCCTGTTTCACGCCTTATGCTTATTTTATTACCTAGAGTTACATTATATCCTGTAAACTGTACCTGATTCCCTGTGATAGTATAATCAACATCTTGTGTTTTAAGTAGCTCATTAACGTAGACAGAAATATCACTAGGGTCTTGGAACGGAGGGGCAGTGAAGCTCGATCCCCCGCCCGTAAACGTATACTCTTTTATAGAGTGTAAAGTGTTTGTCATTTGATTTTCCTATTGATTGAATACACCCCGTTTGGAGTTTTGTATTTTGTTTTGTCGCTCAAGAACCATTGATCTAAGTGGTTTTCCACTTTCTTTGAGAGTAGTTTGTGAGTTTCTTAAGACCCTTTCAAGAGCCTTTTCTTTAGCATCTTTGATAGCTTTCTTAGCATCCTTAACAGGCTCGCCATGTAAAGCGGGTTCTGCGGGGTTGCCTAAAGATTTTGTTGATTTACTCAGCCTATGTAAAGTATTAACTAATCTTTTCTTAATGTACGGTTTGTTAATCTCTGCCATCATCGCATCGTATAAATTAACTTCAATACCATCATGTACTATATTCACCTCTCTAAGATCATCGCTGCCTATCTGACTAGTTTTAAACTTAGCCTTAGTGAAGTTTCCATAACCTGACTGCTCAAGTTCATTAATCCATTCATTTATTTCAAGCTCTTGTGTAGACCTACCAGCAGCACGTTGCTCCTGTGTAGAGTACCAAAACGGATTCATAACTGTCATTGGATTATCAATCTCCCGCACGTTACCAAAAATATCATACTTACGTGGTATTGATGGATGATTGGGGGCGAAGGATGCTAGAACCCTCTGTTTAATATTAACAGGAGAGGTTAGTTCGGTATCACCCGCTGCCACCTGTCCTTTTTTAACGATACTTGGAACAACCATCAACACTTTCTTAAAGGCTAAGTCCTTAGTAACATTCCAGCCATCCTCTCTCGCATCGGGATCGTCAGATGTAAATGCACCTACAGCCCGTGAGCCAGCGGTGAACGTATCTACAATACCTGAGAATAGGGCTGAGTCTTGGAAGGCACTAATAAAAGTAGCCATTGCAATACCGCCTGACGCTAGTAGTCTGTCATCAAGACCTTTCCCTCTGTTATTAAAGTTTTCCTGTTCTCTTGTAGCAACAACACCATCAAGGGCGTTTACCATAATAGTAATAGGAATACGTAAAGGTTCAAAACGCTTGTAGTCAACAGTCTTACCATCGTTACCAATAGCTATGCTTAACGCACCAAGACCATCTGTTTCTTGCTCGCCTGTCATTGTGTAGTCTCTGTTAGCACTACCTGTTATCTCACCTTGCGCCCACTTAGTAGTCACATACATCATTAGAGAGAATGCTAGGGTTGCCTCAGTCTGCGCTCTTGCCTGTCTACCTACACCGTTCAAACCCGCCAAGTCTTTTCTGAATTGGGGAAGTAAAAGGTTAATAGCAGGAGTCAATCTAGCAGACTCATGGAACACCCATGCTGGGGTTCTGAAGAACAACTGACCAAAGATTTTAGCAATGGGGTGTGATTTGTGTAGTTCTTCCAGTTTCTTAGCTCCACTCTCCATAGCACCAGAAAGACCTGTCTTACCTGTTTCAAAATCTTTCTTATAAAGAAGAGTCTCTACGTAGTCTTTAGCGTTGGCAGCCAGCTTTTCTAGCTCATCCGCTTCTGCATACATAGGTTGTGCGTCTTTACGTTTGTTTTGTTTCACTAATAAATCAGCTTGTGTTCTTAACTCTCTAATCTTCGTATCATCACCAAGCCGTCTAAAAGTTTTAGAACCAAACTTCTTAACATTATTCGCTACATACTCAGTTAACTTATCACCTTCTAGTTTTAACGCTCGTCCTTTTTCATAAATAGGGGCAAGTGCTTCTACTGTTAGCTTTTCGTCATAGCTTTTATTAACTTCAAAAGACATATTATCGTCAATGTACTTTTTAAGCTCGTCACCTTTAAGCCTCTTGCTCATACCCTTTGTTAAGAGTCGATCAAAAGCATCACCAGCAATATATCCCGCTGCTGCTACCTCTTGGTTATAGGCATCAGTAGAACCTAGTAGTCTAGGAAAGGTTCGCATATAAGCTGCCATCTTCCCTTTGTTCTTAATACCTTCTCCAAGAAATCTTGAGATGTCTTTAGTAAGTAGTGTTTGTTCAAATTCCCACGCAGCTTTAAAAGAATTACGTGCTGCTTTTTGAGCTGCAAACATATGACCATACACCCGAACCATCCTTCTCCACTTAGTAAGGGACAAGGGGCTAGATACAATCTGGTCAAGTAAAGGGTATGTGTAATTCTTAAGCATTGGAAATACAGTGTTAATGATAACTGTAGAGGGACTAAACACTCCACTAATAGAAGCTTCTACATATTTCTCAGCAACCCTATTAATTTTATCATATCCAGTTTGTGTTTGTCCTTCTCTTATGTTAGCTTTTATTATTGCTGTTTCAGAATCTCTTTCACGGAACATTTCAAAAGCTTTTGTTTGGTCTTTAGGGTCATCACTAGAAAGCAACTTGTTGATTTTAGGGTCATACTTTTCGTGTACATCTCTCAAGTTTTTAAGTTGTGTTTTCTCGTGCGCTATTTGTAAAGCTTCTGGGGTTACTTTGCCTGTCTCAGGGTCAGCCTTAAGTTGTGACCGTAGTTTAGCATTGTTTAGATCAAGACCACTATAGGAGTTTACGTGTTCTGCACCAGCACTAGCTTGTAAGAACTTTGGAAGGTTCTCGTCATAAGCTTTCTGTGCCATTGCTCTCTCGTAACCTGATTTAGATGTGTCATTAACAATAGCATCTAACTTAAGGGCTACGTCACCAAAGTATCTCTCAGCGTTGTTAAAATCAACTACAAGTTGACTGAACTCTTTACGGTGAAGCTCTAGTCCTTCAAACCTAGCTAATACATCATCAGCGAACTCAGGGTTCATGTTTACTTCTTCAATAATGTTTTCAACTTTAACATTAACCAAGTCTCTTGAATCACGAAGCACAAGCTGCCCTATCCTAACACCTGTCCACTCATCTTGCTTAGGAGCGGGTAATCCATCAGGATCAGTCTTAGGCTGTTCTTTTGCTTTTGGTTTAGGTGTAACCTTAGCCTCTTCTACTGCTTCTTTTGCCATCTGTTCAGCAACAAAGTTATCTTCAGCAGCTTTCTTTTCTATAGCTATACGTGCTTTTCTTGAACCTAGTTTGGCAGCAGTAAAGTCAATGGCAGTGCCTACAGCAGCCCCAGCGATAAAACCTACACCAGCACTAAGAGCTGTTTGTCCCGCATTAAACTCTTCCTGTGATCCTGCATCAACTCGAACAGACTGATCCATAGTATCGTAGGAAGCTCCATGCGCTGCGCCCTCTAAGCCAGCAACCATCATTGTTTTACCCAAAGACTTTTTAACTTGTCCTTTTAAGGTTTCTTTAACAATCTTTTTGCCTGTTAGTTTAGCAGCTTGAGAGACAACAGCCCCTGTACCTAGTGTAGCAATACCTAACCAGTTAGTTGCATCAGTTAACATTTCCCAACCAGCTTGCTTTGCTGTGTGCCAGCTAGAGTTAACTTCGTCATATTGATCTAACATATAGACAAAAGCTTCTTTAGTTTTCTGATCGCCTTTTTGTGTAATAGTATAAGTGTCAATAGCTTGGTCTGTAATGTTAAAATTAAAACCAGCCATCTGCTTTAAACCATAGTCAGCTATCTTTTCTTGAAAGCTATTACCTTCGTAATCTTCCAAGTCTTGTTCTGTTGGCAAAGCGTTGTGATTTACTTGGTAAAGTCTAAGAGAACCTTCTACCCAGTGCCTTTTCTTGTGCAGTACGGTATGATCTAAATCTTCTTCGACCACACCGAAGGGTTTGTAATCAGTCATAAAGACTCCTATTTAGTTTGTGCGCTCGCTGGCAACTTACCTGTCTTATCAAAGTACGCTTGTTGTGCTTGTGTTAAGCCTTTAGGTTTTTCTGAAGATCTGGAAAGACCTCTAAACCAATTCCTAACTCCATCGTCCATTTGTAATTGCTTAACAGCTTTCTCAATTTCCTCTGGGTAAATCTCAAGCATCTCTGCTGGTGTTAAACCGTCTAGTTGTTCAAAACTTAGAGAGGGTGTTTGTACCAAAGCTTCTATAAGTTCTTCTTCTGGTAAATTCACAAATACTTCTGATGGGGTTTGCTCTGGTTTAGGATTATCGTTCGTTATAATACCCTTTCTAAGCGTAGGTTCTTTTACTGGAGTCTCTACAACAACGTCATCTGTATCGACAACAGCATCATCGTCATCATCAAAGCTCATGCCCGACATAGCATCATTAAAACTATCGGTGCTGTTGGTATCGGTATTGTTAATTTTTAAGATTCTTGCTGCTTCTTTTTCTATCTCTTCTCTGATTCTTACTTCCTCTGAATATTGCACAACTCCATCTGCTTCAGCCTCTTGGTAAAGCATGACGAAAGCATCTTGTAACTGTGCTGTGATTTGACCGACTTTAACATTACTGCCGTCTAACCCGTCCTCAAATGTATTGAACAGTTTATTTTGTAACATTACCATAGAGGGAGCAACAGCTCTTCTATACGTTGTGCTTTCAAGAACGCCAGACATTGTGTAAAAACCTTCTAACTCATCTTCTAGCTTTTTCTTTTCAGCCATATCCATGCCTTTTGTATTATAAATAAGCTTACGCATATCACCTATACTAGGCTCTCTTGCTACGCCATCAGCACCTTTATAAGGTGTAATACCATAGATTATTGACCGAACATTATCCTTAACTTCGTTATACTTTTTATTGGATTCTTCTGTACCTACTATTGGTTGCTCCATTAATCTTACTAATTCAAGCTGAAGCTCTGGGTCTTCTATATTAGTAAAGTCAATAGTTCCATTATCAATTAAAGACTGTGCAGCGTCGCTTCTTGCCTTCTCATAGGCTGCCTTTTTTTTAAAAGCCGTTTGTTGGTCTGTGTAAGTAGTTGTGGCTCTATGTCGCTGTTCCATTTTATAAGAAACTTGTTGATTAATAATATCAAATAAGGGGTTCTTAAAAGCAGTGTTACTTATGACATGATCTTGAAGTATATCTGTATTACCTGTCGTTTCGGCTACCTGTTTAGCAACCTCAAAGTATATTTTATTCTTGGCTGGGTTTTTTAGACCTGTTAACCCTTTATCTAACTCAGTTATCTGATCCCACATTTGTTTAGCAGTTAGTATTACTTTGTTACCCTCTGCATCAACAGTTTTGTTCATAAAGATTCTGGTGACATCTTTAGTATGTCTGTCCGTCAACATCTTTTCATTATTTGCAGTGCGCTTTGCTTGAGCATCCGAACGGAACTTTATCTTATTCTTATTTAAAGAGTCTAATTGTGCTGCTTGTCGGTGTATGTTGTAGCCATCTTTACCGTCTACTGATACATTGTAGTTGCTTAAGAAAGACTCTAAGGCATCATCAGTAAGAGCAATGTTAGGGTCTTTGTTATACTCTGTAAGCATATCGTTATAAGTTACAGCATCATCATCCTGACCAATACCCTGTGCCAAGCGTATGCGTAAGTATTCAGGGAGGACTGCATAGTTTTCACTTTGCTCGATCCTTTCTATTGTGCCGTCTTTTAACTCTTGCTGTACCCTAGCTGTTGTTGTTGACAGGGAAGCTTCTTGCTCCTGTCTTAACTTTGCCATTTGTTTCTTACCAGCTTGTGAAACAGTACCAGCAGCAGAGTCAAGAGCCGCAGCTACTTGCATACCTTTGGTATTTCTTTCACCTTGGACAAATGTGTCCACTTGCCTAGCAGTAACCTGATAATCAGGCGCAGCCGCAGCATTACGCCAATTCACTGATTTATCTATTGAGGTTGCCATTTAGTTTTTCCTATGATGAATAATTACTGTAGCCTTGAGCTGCCCCAAGTACCGATTGTCCTATCTTTAATCCTGTTGCTGTAGAGCTTGGCTTAGAGACTGAGTTAATTCTTGACTGGGTTCTTGATCTTGTGCCTAGTCTTTCTTCTCTTAAACCTTGAACGGTGTTCTCAAAGTTTCTATCAATAGTGGTGTTAGCCATTAGACCCTGACGTTCTATGTCTTGAATGACTGCACTGTTGTTTAAAATTGCACCGCTTTCACCACCAGCTACAGCTGCTCGTGATTGCATCACTCTTGTATCTAGATCTGTTTGTAGTTTCTTTTCGGCAGCCGCTGTGTCTTCTTGACTCTCTTGAAGGTTTAGCTGTCGATCATTATCTATCTGCGCCCTAAGGGCGTTCTGGTTGTTGGCGGCTGCTTGTGCCTCCTGAGCTTTATGCGCTTGAGTAGCGGAAGCAATTCCCATTGCCCCTGTAGCCACACTAGCGAAAGTCCCAAGTGTTGCTGTAGCTGCTGCAACATTAGCTAACGCTGCTGTTGTACCCACTGCCGCTGTGGCTGTAGCACCGCTACTTGCTATTGTAGCTATGGCTGTTATTGGATCACACATTTTCTTTTATCCTCACAAATTGGTAGAAAGGTTCTTTCCCTACTCCGTATTTTTTATCTAGTTTTATAAACTTAAACCCTAGAGCTTTTAACCACTTCATCGACACTGTATTATCTGCGTGTACGTAGTTAAGCAAAAGTGGGTATTGGACATTCTTTTCCTCCACCCACTTTGCTGAAACAGGAAGCATTACTCGTTTTGTTTCTGGTAACTTATCCGATCCTAATAACCAAGGACTAGCGAAATGACCACAATCAGACAACCCAAACATACCTACTATATCTCCATCCTCGTGTATGATTGTAAAGCATTCAAGAGAGGCATTGTAGCTACCCTTGAGAGCTTCGTAAGGAGTTACTCCGCTACTAGCCATAACCTCATTAGCGTCTTGAGAACGCATCCTAGGGGCTAGATCACGACAGTCTTCAAACTTAGTAGGTCTGTAATAATGTGTCATATTTAAAGTCTCTTATTTCGTAGAACAATATACCCCTCCCACTCTGCACTTTGGAACGTGCTGGGGAGATGTGAATCGTTAGTTATTGTTATGGCTGTGTCTGTTGCTTGAGCTTGTACACCTACTTGGAATGAACCATCATCTATAATAGCAGCCTGATCGAGAAGGTTGTGTTGGTTATCTAATACACGCCCTGTGAAGTGTGACGTAAGTGGAGACCTACCTACGGAGTCTACAGTCACATCAAAGTGTCCTGTGTCATTAAAGTTAAACGACATCTTCCTTAGTTGGAATCTAGCAAGCTGTGTTATGTCACCCTGTACGGGTTTAAACACTTGTTCCGATAATTGAAATTTAAAAGTGTACGGAACGCCAATCAAGATACTGTTTCCATTTTGCAGTGTAGTAACCATTGCGGCTGTCAGTGCATTAGCATTCATAGTACCAAGGGATTGACCTGTAGAAAGGTCTATAGCAATATGATCTGCGCCCATAGTGTATGTATTAGAATTTACTGTGGTTCTTCCAAGATAACCCTCTGGGAAATGTACAGAGCCTACAAGGCTGCTGCCACTACCAGATGTAGTCGCTATGTTGGAGGCAGTAATAACCAGTTGATGGTCTACCAACTCCTTAGTCTTATCATATTTTACATCAAGCTCCTCGTGACACCCGTTTTCATAGGTAATATAGAGCAGATTATTAGTGAAGAATATATGAGCTATGGGAAACTTAAATGTCCACTTAGACCAAGAGCTTTGTAACCGCTCCGAAGCAGAGTTATACCACTTATAAACATATAAGGTACTTTTTGCTTCGTCTGTATCTCCTGTAACACGGGCAACAAGCATATCCTCGTTTGCGGAGGTAGCGAACTGCTTTATTCTCCCCTCTAAGTATGAAGGAACGTGTGATGTAATAGAGGTAGCATCTGTTACCTCCGTTGTTTCTCTTGTAAAGAACTCCCGAACTCCTGCATAACCTCCAGATTTTGTAGCAAAGAACACACTGTTCCCTGATGCGACTGGAGAAGCTTTGAGATCACATTCGTATTTAGTTGATTGCTCTACTGTTACCTCAGCGGGTGTTAATAACTGTGTAGCACTTAACGTGAACTGGTTAAGGTTAGAGAATAACAATAAGTTATCTTGAAGAGGCACAGCCGCTTGTAGGTCAGATACTTCATTCTGACTCACGGCTACATCAATAGGGTCTGAATCTAAAAGCGAGCGTACTGTTGTACGGAAGAAATTATAGTAATCTGACGCACCGCTGAATATAACATTCTCTCCTGACAAAACACCTAAACGGTTTCTGTGAAAGAAGATATCTGATATTGTGCTATTAATAAAACTAGGGAAAGAGTTTGTGTTCTCGTCTCCACATTTACGTACATCCCAAGCACCTTGACCAAAAGTAAAGCTTAAATCTGCGTTCTGTTTTAACTGGTGGGGCATGGTAGTTAAATCAAGACCATTGTTTGTGTTAGGGACTGCACATTCTCTCCAAAAACCTGAACCGCCTGTTCCTTCAAACCTCACATAAAAGTCATCTTCTTTCTTCTGATTATCACCAACAACACCTAAGATAAAACCGTGTTCGCATTGGTTGGGTAAGTCAGTGAACGATTTAGCATTATCTTTAAACGCTTTAAGATTAACACCACCATCATCGTCTGTAGCTTTAATAGTGAAATCACCACTGAAATTAGGATCAACAATAAAGTAAGGTTCAGAACCAAATGTGGCGGGTTCTACAGTTACACCTGATATACTCCTTAGAGTATTTATAATAGTAGACGTTTTAAGACCATTTGAATTAATTGTTTGGTCATCGTTAGTAACTGTTGTTATTTGTTGGGGTGTTATGGCTGCCTTAGTCAAGGCTGAACCACTTCCAGTAGCCGTACCTTTTATGCTTATCTTGTACTGTCTTCCGTAGTTAACACTCTTTAAATAGACTAAAGCTCTATTAGTAGGAGATGTAAGGTATCCACCAGCTGACTCTAGTATGACTTTTTTCTTATTAACAAAAAAGGTAGCGTCAGCTACAGAGGTTGCCTTAAGGTCTTCGTTAAAAGATGTTGAGGGTACATTCATGAAGCCGCCAGTTGTGGAGGCTGTATAGTCGGGTAAGTAATGAGTTTGGTCAGTGTTGCCTGTAATAAAGACACCAGTATTGTTCCAACTGCCTATGCCAGACTCATATACTAAAACACCTGCTACATTATAAACAAGAACTTTTCTTTTAATATAATCTGTGCTTACAGGTAATTGTAGCCCAGCAGCAGCAGGGTCGGTGTGGTCAGTCTGTGTAATAATAACCAAATATATTTCATCATCGCTACGTTTATAGGTATGAAAAAAGGCAGTCGATATGTTAGGTATTGCTTTAGTAGCTCTAACTGTGGAGGGTGTTCCTTCATATATAGCATTGGTTGCTGGGGTGTTTAACGATACAGGGTCAATACACCTCAGTGTTTTTAAAAACTTTGTAGGTGGGCGTTTCTTAAGACCATCAACCACATCTGAGAAACCGTTTTCCTGTACTTCTCCCTGACTCTCTAATCGTAGAGCTGCGGGCTGTTGGCTAACCCCGTTAATGAGGTTAGGTATGCTTTTAGAAACTAGAGACATTTTAAATCACCTTAAATCCAACCGAACGATCAAGAACACTGTACGTGCCTCCATCGTCAAATATGTTATAGTCCCCGTTCTCGCTTTCCAGTTCTTTCAAAGCGAAGTGGGCTTGTTGCTCATCAGCTCTGTTCATGGCTGACAAGTTATCACTACCGACTACCCTTTCTTGGAATAATCGTGCAGCTTTAATTGTTATGTATCGTCTGGCTACTTCTGGTATTAATGTGAAGTCTAGCATATAGACAATATCTAGTTTTAAATCTTTATTGATGATGTCTGTGTGTTGTACTTTGTCGTACATAAACAGACCACGTTGTACATATTCATTCTTATTACTTCTGTACTTAGTTACTGAACTAGCTAGGTCAGCCCGTAGGACATTTGTCGCTAGTGGTATTTTACCATTAGAATCTTTAGCTGCTAATACATCTGGCTCACTGTTGAAGTTCCAGCCAAATGACTGAACATCTCTTGAAACTTCATTGAGTACAGTCTCAGCCGTTTCAGCATCAACTAAACCAGAACTTAAGCTGTTGACTGGTGCTTCGCCAATGGTCGAGAGCATAGAGTTTACAGCCTGAAGCTGTGTTGTTGGAGTTGTCATATTTACCTCAATGAAAAAATAAAGAGAAACACCCCCCGAAGGAGGTGCTCTCATAAAATGTTACTATACTAAAGCGATAGCAGCTTTGTTGCGTAGAACATTGTGTCCCATTGCATACTTAGCAACCATCAAAGTACCTTGACGTTCAATCTGATATTCAGACTCAACACCTAGGTCTAGTAGCTTAACTGTAGCCGCAGCATCTTTAGTGAATACCAAGCCTTTAAGACCAGTCTCACCAGAGCTGTAATCGCCCAAACCTGAACCACCATTTGCTTGAGTAATTCGTGTAGGAGTAGCATCAGCAGATACATTTTTAGGTAGGTGGTTAGACATAAGAATCTTAACACCGCCTACTGTTGGTACGTTACCGCCAGAAACACTGCCGTTACCGCCTACGTCTCGATTCATAGCTGTAGTGTCAGTGCCTAGTAGCGCGTAATAAGTAGCTGGGTCTAGTACGCAGTACTTCTCACCAGTTACATCTTGAGTGTCAAACAGCTCAAGAGATTTGATGATACCGTCTACAACGCCTTGACCGCCAGTGGTTAGTTGTAGTTTACCAGCTTCTTCTGCACTGTCAGTTCCTGTTGGTGCCCATACACCGTCAGCAGCAACCCACTGAGCCTTTTGGTCAGCAGTGCCAGAACCAGTGGCAGCATCATAGATTGTAGAGAAGATGTTTCTGTCAGCAGCGTTAGCTAGAGCATTACCCATCTCTGATGAGTAGATAGAACGTACATCGTAGTGGTTCATCGCTTCGTCAATTTTAGGTACGAAGGTTGAGCTTACGAGTAAGTCATCCACTGTTACAGTGATTTCGCTTGCATCTACGTCTCCACCATAAATGGTGTCGCCAGCTTTGTGGTAGGCTGCTGATGCAGTACCAATGCTAGGGAATTGAGCAGACTTACCATTTGAGATAGTTCGTACTCTGTGTAGAGGCATCGCAATGTTGCGCTCTTCAAATGTTGTTAATACTTCACCAGCAAACTGCTTGAGAAATAGTTCTCTGCTAGACTTACCAGCAGTTGCATTGATTGTGTTGTTAACCGAACCTAATCGGGATACACTTCCTGTATCACTTCCTGAGTTCCATGCCATTGTAATATACCTTTTGTTAAATGTTTAAATGAATGTTTAATGTTTAGTCACTTAGCACTTAATCTTTCCGCTTAGATTGTCCCCGCAGGGGTCAAAGGTAATTAATCTTGTGTTCCGTTACTTTTAAAAAAGCCCTCCGAAGAGGGCATAAAGAGACTATTGTACGTCGCTACGGCCTAACTTAGCCGTAACAGACTGACGGTAGGCTGGATCACTCTTGTATCGAGGGTCTCTCATAGCTTGAGTCACTTCAGACCAAGAGCTATAATTACCGCCTGATGAGGGTGCAGATTGTCCAGCGATTAAAGCTGGGTCAGACCCTTCAGCAGCTTGATACTTTGAGCGTAATCCTTCTACAGCCAGTTTGACCATATCAATATCTCCTGAGTCTACTGCTCGATCATAGGCGGCAATCTCAGGTTGACTGAGGTTTTCGCTTGCCCATGTTGTCATCTCGCCATAAGACTCTTCTCCTCCAACTATGTTGTGGACGGAGCTTTGGTAATCGCTGTTTAGAGACTCTTGTCCTGCTATCCAACTGTCTACCAAATTCTGGGGGAAACCAGCATCAGCTAACTTAGTGTAAGCATCCTCTGATAATCCACCTTGATTATACTCTTCTTGTAGTGAAGTAAAATCAACACCAGCTTTCTCTACTGCTTGTTGCACCTCACTACCAGAAGGTTGTTCTTCTGTTGTTTCTTCGGGAGAAGCTTCAGGCTCTTCTGCATCATTTGCAGTTTGCCCTTCTCCCATTTTTTTCTCCAAATTTGAATAGGCACTTGCCATATCTTCTGGACTCTTAAATTTTTCTGGCAACCAGTCAGGACGTTCCTCTTTATTAGGATCGTTGTTCGCCTCTAACTGCTCACCTTTGGCAATCATAGCATCTACGTGCTCTTGTGATTCGCCTTGTTCTTCGTGTGTATTCATGTTGTCTGTCATAATAGTCTCTTTTGTTTTATTGTGGAATGCCCGCTTCTTTTGCACTACCTAGCGGTAACACATCTTTTACTTCAGAAGCTTTCTTAATAAGCCCCGCATAATACATTTCTTTAAGAACCCTGTTATCCATACCAGCGGTGTTCTTTTTATTATCTTGCCTTCTAGCTTGTTTGGCGAACTGTTTAACATCGCCATTAAGAGCTTCATCTAAAACCCTATCCCAATCATCAGCGGCTCTCGTGCCGCCAACATTGTAAGCTAGAGAAGTAAGAACTAACTGGAAGCCGTGGTCTATCTTATCCCAACTACCACCTTTTTCTTTTAACTTTTTATCCCAAGATCTATCCCTAGCGATTTTTATATTATTCGCCATGTCCTTGTTCAATATGTTAGTCTTGTTCTCTGCCGTTAAACCTCTTTCAAAAGGTATGCCATAAATTGTACCAGACTTAAGCTCAGTCTCTGTTAGTTTATGTCCATACCCTACGTCAAAGGATCGTTGTTCTTCAGGTAGATGAGCTTCTCTTTTATCATGTGTCCTAATAGGTAGGTCACCATGATCGCTCTCAGCGTGAACGCCAATGTTGTTGTAGAAGCTCAAAGCTTTGTCGGGGTGTCTATCAACAGCCTGAACTTGAGCAGGAGGGTTAGCATCTAAATAACTTATTGTTGCATCCATAAGTTCACTCATCTACTCCTCCTCGTTCATCGCCTGTTGTTGCATCTGGTCAGACATACCTTTGACAGCAGGACTTACGCCCTTCTCTGCCATTTGCATCATCTGTTGCTGTTGCATCTGTTCTTGCTGCTGTTGAGCTTCCTGTTGCTTCTGCTCATCAGATTTAACAAGTCCTTGCGTATCAATACCAAGGGATGCACCAAGACGATCTAAGTAGTCACCGATGTTTAACTCGCTTTGAATAACTTCTTGTCCAAGCGGCTGTAACATTTGTAAGAACTGGCTTAGTTTGTTTAAGTCCTGTCCACGACCTAGAGCTTCTAGACCTGTAACGATCTGTGGCTTCAACGTGTCTTTAGGGAACTTAGGCATCTTACCTTCCTTCTGCATCTTACCTAAAAGGAGGTTGACTAAGGGAACTTGGAACTCTTGTGATAGTACAGAGTAGATACCGCCAAGAGCTGTCTCTAGCTCCTGTGCCATGTACCGCACTTCTTCTGCTGTTACTCTCTCAGCTTGTCGTTGAACAGAGCTGTTAAGTAAGAAAGCAAAGGATAAGCGTTCTGTGATCTTCTGCATTGTTTCTTGTGCTACTCTAAAGTCATTAAACTTGTTAGCTTGTAAAGTAGTTACATCATTAGCATCACCAGAAATAATACCACCGTTGGGCGCATCAGCAATACTTCTCATTTTAGTCGTACCATTTGGTCGTACTAAGAATAATAGTTTAGAGCTGGCAGCACTACCTTCGACAATAGCTTTGGTTAACGCTTCTAGAGATTTTAAATCACCTACAATTTCTTCACAGAAAGAACGTCCGTAGTTGTTACCGTCCACCGCAATGAAACGTAACGCCATCCAAGGAAGCTTGTCTTCAGTGTACGAACCTTTAGTGCTAGGGATAATAATACCATGCACTTCTTGGTGTACTTCAAACTTCTTACCCACGCGCTTAACGCAAGTGTAGATGTCACATTCTTTCTTATTAGTATCTACTTGGTACTCAGGGTTTTCCATTAAAGCCTCTAGGACTTCTTTAGGTAACGCATCATACGCAATAGATTCTTTAACAATAATTTTTAGAATGTTGCCCATCGTGTCACGTTGTATGACATAACGGTCTAATCGAAATACTTTCATCCCGCTTTTGGGTGGCATATGTACTAAGACGTTACCGCTAACAATAAGCTGTTTTAGTGCTTCAAAAGTAGGAACACGTATCGCCTTTGATTCTACTTCTTGTGTCGCGCTTCGTTCTATACGAGCAAGTGCTTCCTCTGCTTTACCACGTGCGTCCCCACCTAGTTCCGTAAGATCAAAATCATCGATAGTTAATCGGAAGAAAGATTGGTTAGGGGGTAGCAGTGTCATTAGTAGTTTAGAGGCTAAGTTGTTAACACCCCTAGCACCAACTGATTGGTAAGGGGTTACATACTGAGTGCTTCCTGTATGTCCTTCAGGGGGCATTAGTGTTGGTATAGTTAACTCAGCACAATTACGTGCTCTTGATAAGAACGAATCACGATCTGATGCCATGTTTTCATACGTCTTGGCTATAGATGAATCGTGCATTTTAAATTCCTTTAGTATTGTCCACCGATATTCATACCAGTGTTAATATTAGTTTTTGGTTTAGACTTTGCAATGGGTTTTAATTTATCATCGGCTGTAGGAGATGGAGGAGCTGAGGGGGCGCTTGCATAATTATCAGCAAGTTTTTCTCGTGACTTTCTATCTTTACGGTCATTATACATCTTAGACATAACTGCTTCGCCCATACACATATTAAGCCCCTTTACCTATGGTCAAACCAGATCCTGATGCTGACCCTGCAACCTGTGTGCCTGAAGACCCTCTACCTAACACACCTTTTGCTCCCTTCTTTTTCTTTTTGAGGGCGGTAGCGTTTGAGTCTATTGCGTTCTCAAGTTCTGAAGGGGCTTTCTCTGGTGGTGGTGGTGGGGCTACTGTTGGTTTTGGGGCGGGTGCTTTTTGACTCATACACATAATTAAATCTCTTCTGGTTGATCGTCCTCGTATAGAAACTCCATACGTTTTATGACGGTTTGTTGTCCTTGTAAAAAAGCTATATCAGTTTCTGATACACCTCTTCGGTTTGGTAAAGTATCTGGGAATAAACCTTTAAGATACTTAATTAATTCTATAGTTATAAAGGGTTTTTTATTCATTTGTTGTTCTCCTATGGGGCATGACCTTTCAGCCCAGTGTTTACGGTAGGTGTAGCCAGACGTTAGCGATGATGTGGAGGCAAGTTACTACCTCCAACACCGTTATCCA